GAATTTAGAGTTATAAACGTGGTTCGAATACTTAGCGTAAGACTTAGGTAGTTCGTACTTAGGCTTAAAATAGGTTTGGTAGTTTCGTGTTTTTGCATCTTTGCGGTGCGGTGTAGCCGTCCCAAGTAAGTAAATAAAGAAGACAGTCCCTAAGATAAATACTACTCCGCTTCCTAAGATTTGCTTTTCGTCCGTGTTCAAGTCCTTAAACAAAAACGAATACTTTTTAATTAACTTCATTGTTCTCAATTGTTTGTAATAAGTTTAATACTGAACCCCACGCGCCTAAAGCGTAGCGTGTATGGTTGTGGTCTACGCCGTATTGGCTTTTACATTCTTGCAAGTCTTTGTACAATTCTTGTTCTTGACTGCGGATAAGTTCTAAAATTTGTTCTTTGTTCATAGTGTTTTTGTTAAGTGGTTACGAGTGTAAAATTATATCCTTATATCGACGTGGCAAAACTTTTCAACAACTTTTTTTAACATTTTTTTAGATTTCCTTATTTGACGGGGGTTGTAGACGCAAACTTTTTTTCACGTTTTAAGTTTTCACCCTTATTTTGTGACAAAACGTACCCGAAAAGGTGCAATATAATGTGAGTTTAGTCGGTTTATACCCGATTAGGTACGTTTAAAACAACAAAAAAGCCAACCCCGAAAGGCTGGCTTCAAAACAGAACTATGAAAAAGTCTACTAATTTACTTAAAAAAGTATTCGTTTATTGATTTTGTTAATAACCCATAGTTAAAGTGTATGAAACCCGAACGTCCTAGCTGAAAGTTTGTAGCAACCCAATTAGAAGACGGACTAAAAGCGGGGTAATTGTAATACTTAAAAACGTCCGAACTTGACGCATCGAATAAGTATTGGTGTGAGTCGCCCTTTTCGAAAATGATTTCGTAGCCTTTATTAAGTAGGCCCTGACTATTCAAATAACCGACTATTTTGTTTACTTGGTTTGGATCAATCTTTGGTTTAAATCCGTGTTTTAAATTGTGCGTGTCTTTACCATGAGTAGAAACAAAGCAATAATTACCGACTAGTTCCCAATCAATAAACGCCGTTTGGTTAATTACCTTGACGTTTTTTAGTTGGGTTTCAATGTAAGACTTTACCGATTGATTAACGAAGTACGCGAAGTCGCCGCTATGGTTGTCGTTGCAAACGCTTCTAAATACAATCAATTTGTAATGCGGTGCGAGGGCTTCTAAAAGACGAACCTTAAACATAAAGCCAACGTCGAACGCTTTTTGGTTTGACATGTTTTGAGGCAACGCATGGCCACCCCTAGTAGTTTGCCCGTTAAACCCGTCTAAAAAGTCGCCTAGATCCGAAATGTAAAGTACATTACTTTCTTGTTTTTCTAGGGTAAAGTTCACCATTTCCGTAAGACGTTCGAAAAGTAGCGCTTCGTTCCATTCGGTCGGGTACATTGAACGGCCTTTGTCGCTTGCGTCCATGCCTACGTGTACGTCGGTAAATACAAGCTTGTCAAATTCGCCTTTTAGTTCGCCTTTACGTAGCTTTTCAATAGCCAACGGGGGTACGTCTTGAAATAGTTTCTTAAAGTCAATCTTATTAACGTCGAACTCGTTACCAAAAGACGGGTTCTTAAAAAAAAGACTGGCCTCTTTGTTCTTAAGCCAGCCATGTTTTACATCTTTTTCGTCTAGTCCTAAACTATTTGCTTGGTTTTTAATTGCGCGGTATTGATTAATAAGCGCAAGCTCTTCGGGGCAAAGCCTAATTCTAGGCACGCCCTTACTAACTACGGGCCGACCGCCCTTATTTTTTTTCATAAGCTAGGCTTAAAGTTTCTAAGTAGCCAATTTGTGGCCATACCTATTACAAATCCTAAAACTAGTAATAAAATGTTAGGTTTAGTATTTTTGCGCTTTTCCGTTTTCCATTTGACAACCTCTACTTTTTCAATCATCCGCAGGGTATCTCGTTTTAGCTTGTACTCGATACGTTTCTCAAATCGCGTTTGAGGCACTAAAGAACGCTTGTAACGCACGATTGTATCTTTTTGGACTAATACCCTTTCCCACATAATAGAGTCCCTTAAAACGTACGGAATTGAGTCGACCGAAGTTATTTGAATTGTATCGGCGACCTCGTCGCAGCGGTAACCCTTCTTAAAGGCTTTACGGACGTGGTAATTTACCGAGCAACTTGTCGCAAGTATTGCGAATAAAAGCGACAAAATGACGGAACTAACCGCCAATCTCGAAGTGCATCCAGTCATAATTCTTTTCTTTACCGAGTGAAATAAATCCGTGTTTATAAAAAATGTCAATCATTTGTTTGTACTCAGGACGTGCAAAGCGAGCAGTCTTAGAAGTTTCTTTTAAGGTGTTTCTTGCAGGGTCTAAGTCGATTGCAATACCCCAAGCGTGCTTACTCCAAGACGAACCGCCTCGCATTTTACGAAAGTTAAAACATCCGCCGTAAAGGTCTATTCCGAGTTCTACAATACGTTCATACCCATACACGGCCAAAAGTTCGTTAAACACGCTTAAAAAAGCATCTGCGACCAATTTGTGGCAACGCATCTTTGTTACTTTCGTGTCTAAGTCCCAAGCTATGCGCATTGGGTAAGGTAAATTGAGGGTAGTTAGGTACGTTCCCCTTTCGTTAGGTTGTCCGTATTTAGCTATGGCTTGTGCGGTTGTTATCATTTGTGTATTTTTTTATTCCATACAGTTAAACCTATTGCAGTAGCCGAGTAAGTAAGTAACCCGACAAAAACAAATTCGTGAACCTTAAACGGCTTGAATAGTGGTATAATAGCGTAAAGAACCGCGATCCAAAACGACGTAAAAGCGGATAGTCTTTTAATAGACCATTTGCCGTTAGGCTTTAGTGTTTCGTTTATTAGTTCTTTTATCATTTGGCAATACGGCTAAAAGTTTTTCAGGTAGGTCTATTCGTGTTTTCGTAGCTTGTTTAAATGTTTGGGTTTTGTAGCAGTCGTAAAGGGCCGTTTCAACCTTGTTAAGTCGGTTGTCCGTGTGCCATAACCATAAGCAAAGAACGCCTGTAACGCCGTATTTTTTTACAATAGTAACGAACTCAGTCATTAGAAAACCATTACAGAATTATTATATCCGTTGTCGTTGTAACGTTGTCCACAACGTCCGTAACAAGTTCCTACGCAGTCGCACGCTTCAATCTGTGGGCGCAAGTCCGTGTCTTTATTTGTTAAGCTAGTGAATTGTGGGTAAAGGTTTTTGTTAGCTAGTAGGTATTTAATCAAACGTTGTTCGTAGAAGCTGGCCTTTTGTGCGTAGTGTTCCATTGAAAACGCAACCTCAGCGCGTGACACGTTACCAGAATAGTCCCCGAATTGCGTTTGAATACCTTTGTTTTTAAGTTGGTACGAAAGACCAAATACGGCATCTTCTGCGGAACGCCAAGCTACGACGGGTTGAATAAACTCAACCAACGTTTCTTCGTCGTTAGTTAAAGTCTGCGTATTGTAGGCGTTTAACATGTACTTGTAGAACGTAGTCCCTAGAATTGGTTGTACTCTAAGGTCGCTTTGTGTAGCAATGTATGGAGTTACGTCGGTAACGTCTACGTTAGCCGTAATAGGCGTGTTCGTCTTTAGGTAGGTTTCGGTTATAAAGTAGATCATTGCGCGGGAATTTCTAAAGGTGGTAAGCCAGCTAAGGCCCTAATTTCGTTCGGTGTCATTTGTTCAATTACCTTTTGCGCTAGGCTAGCTTCTAAGGCGTTTAACGAGTCAATAATGTAAGACGTCTTTTCGTCGCGTTCTACAATAGCGTCGTTAATTATTTGGAAATTCTTAATAGTAAAGTCGGCCTTAAGTCTAGAAATGTTCAGTAGTTCCTGGAATATTTCGGTAACCATTTCGCGCAACGGAATTACTACGTTCTTTTCGAAGATTACGTAAGCTTGTTTAATGTCTGCGCCGTTACCTAAACTACCCGTCGTTCTTACACCCATTAAGATAGGGTCGATTGTATGGGCAAAGCAAATTTGCTCTGTGTTTAAACCGCTAGCTTCTTGAAATAGTTTGTCGTTTTGGTTTGTAGGGATGCTTTCGATTTTAGGTAATTGATCGGCAGAGTTAGCAAAGAACGCCACGCCTTTACCAGCGTTGGCAGCTCCTTTCATGCGGTCTATGGTGTCCCGTAATACCTTCTTTTCTTCTTCGCTTTGCGGACGTTTTGGAAACATCATTGCGAAAGCGGGGAAAATACTATTTTGAATGTTCGACTTTGCGAAGTACGAAAGTTCGCCCGACAAAAAGGCGAAGTTAAGGGCCGAAGTGTACTGCGGTAATGAGTAGTAATCTTGTCCGATACTTGGTAATTCGTAGCTATAAAGCTGGCATTTGTCCGTGTTTAGCGGGTGGTAAGGCTTTACTTGTTCTACGTCGATACGGCTAGCCCAGTCGTCGCACAAATAGTAACAAGTCTTTGTGTTGTTAATACGGACTTTTTCGGGGCTTACGTTTTCGATTTTATGAAGCTTACCTTTTTCGTCAAAGTGCAACTTAAAATAAACGCGGTTGTGCATTACCAATTGTTTAGTAACGGCTTTAACCGACTTAGCTAGGCGCATTTTCTTTTCCCACGTGTAAAGGTCTAGAAGTTCTTGCGGCGTAAGCTTGTCCGTCTTTAGTTCGTACCCCGCGCCAATAGTTGCGTTAACTTTAAAGTCTACAATAGCCCCATGTAAAGGCGAAGTGTAGTAAAGTTGGTTAAGGGTTTCGGGGAATAGGTTATCCTGACCAAATGGCACATAGCCAGCAATTTGGTAACGTCCATTAACGTAAGGTAACGACAAGTCACCGCGTCCGATTTTACCAAAAGGCGTCGAGAAGCTTTGGTAGCCTTCTATTACTTCGGGTTTTTGTTGTCTAAATCTGTCGAATATTCCCATTTTATTAGTCGTATATGCTAGAAATTGAACCGCCCGCAACTACTAAGCGCCCCGTTTCTATTAAATTAAGTCCGTTTGTTGTTGTGTTTTCGTCTACAATTATTTGCACGGGGCTTTCGTAAACCGAATACGTGTATTGCCCTCTTATGAGTTCTAGGTCTACGCCTTCTTCTAAAGTAAATAGGTTGTATCTAGTCGGAAAGTTTGACGTATCTAAGCCCGCCCAAAGAATAGGTTCGCTAGCCGTGTTAAATTCGCCCTCAAAGACGAACAAGTAAAAAGGGTCTACTATTGTAGTAACCTCGTTTAAGGTTAAAGCAAACGTGTTTATTTCCCCTTTTTCAATGTAAATCATAACAATATTAAATTACGTTTGGGACTTGTTCAAATAGAAAACCCCCTACTATGAGGGGGTCTACTAGGTTTGGTTGCAAGAAAATTAGACGAGTAAGCCCGCAATAATAGTTGGATCTACTTCGTATGCGAGGGTCTCATTCTCCGCCAAAAGCGTAAGACTGTACTTACTGCCATCTGCACGGGTAACCCCAGAGCCTTCTCCGTAAGCGCTTACTTGCAAGAATGGGAAGTACCAATATTTTCCGTTTGCGTCACCTACGACCGCGTTCAAGTATTGCTGGCCAGCGCCAAGAACTTTGATTGCGCGGCTTTTTTCTTGGTCGCGTCGGTGAAACATTAAGTTAATAGTTTGAGTAACGTAAGAAGAACCATTCACTAGGTCAATAGTTCCGTCTTCGGTAAAGCTTCCCGTGTTACGTTTGAACTCCAAAGCAACGTAAGGCGCAGTGTGGGTAATTGCGGTAACTTCCCAATTAGTTCCTGTCTCGTCGGTTGTAATTCCCGTAATGTTATCTTGTTGGTTAATTAAGAGGGTATAAATCCCCCCGCTATTTGAGTCGCATCCTTTTAGGATTTCCTCGAGTGTACTACATGCCATCTTTTAAAATTTTTTTGGTTATAAAAAAGGGCGGCGTTTTATGGCCGCCCCGTATGTTTTAATTATTGGTTAAATACTAGTCGAAACAAACGTTGTAAACAACAATTTGGTCAGGGTTCGTATAGTGGAAACCAGCTTTCAAGTTCGCACGTGTGCGGATATAAGGCTCAGCTACTGAGTCGCTAAGGTTAACCGCTTTCAAAGCTTTAGAGTCGCCTTCAGCATCAAAACTATAAATAAGGTCTGTCTTAAGCGCAAGCACCATAGTGTTAACTGGCATACCCTCAGCAAGAACAATTTTAATACCCAAGAAAGTAGGCGCAAGTGGTGCAGTAACATAAGTCATTGTGTTACCAGAAGCCGCAGCAATTTGGTAGTTTACAAATACGTCGCTAGAAACGAACAAACGAAGGTCAGCGCGCTTAGCTTGAACGGCAGCAGGTGAAGCTTGAAGAACCGCAGTCATGCGAGCCAATACGTTTGAACTATCAATAGCACCTGAGTAAAGGCCGTTTACTGCGTTGTCAGCACACAATCTTTTCAAGTAGCCGTCACACAAAGAAAGAACAGGGTCTTCGCTTTCTGTGTCACCTTGCCAACGGATAAGTTCGAGGTCGTTACCGATACGAGCAGCCATTTCAGTCCAGTAGTAAGACATAAAAGAAGCAACTGTAAAGTCGCCGTTTGAACCTTGCGACATTTGCAAAGCAAGGAAAGATTGCTCGAGGTCGAATTGGCAAATTTGTGCCATTGCAGAAAGCGCACAAACGTCGATGTCTACTGCGTCGAGGTTGTCGCTAGGGGCGCTGAAGTTACAAGTAGACGGCGCGAGGATGTTACCGAAAGTAACGTTAGCCAATTTAGTGGCACTTTTGATGCCTGGCAATGTGCGGTAGTTGTCCGCGATGTCTTCGGTTAAATAAGCTTTAGAGTAAAACTCATCTGGGTTAGGACATAACAACGCGTTTGTGTCTACGTCCAAGTCAAATTTTAGGTTTCTAATCATTTTTTTTGGTTTTTATTGTTTGGTTTTTGTTTACTTGTTTGATGCGCGGAACGCTTTAAATTTATCGAAAGCCGACATTTTTGTTTCTTTTGCCATTTCCATTTCGTCTTCGATTTCTTCTTTAGCCACGCCGAGTTCTTCGATTTGGTTTTTAAGGTCTGCAATCATGCCGATTAATGCACGCTCGCGTTCTTCGATGAAAGGTGTTACAATAGCTAAGATTGCTTCGGAGTCTGCCGTTGGATCTACTGCCATTTCGGTTTCTACTTCTTCTTCGACTACTTCGTCTTCGGTTACGCTTGTGTCCTCCATAGCTACTTCTTCGGTCGTTTCTTCTACGACTTCTTCGCTCATTTCGACTTCTTCTTTTTCTACTTCTTTAATTTCGACTACTTGGCCGTCCTTAACTACGTAGATCTTACCTTCAATGAGGTGTTCTCCGTCTGGGAAATTCATGTTATATTTAGTTAATTGGTTACTTAATTTCATACCCAAAAAGCCCTCGATTGAAAACCCTAATTGTTCGTCTTTAACTAGCTTGTTGTAATACTCGGCATCGGTAATTTGAGCCGTTAACATTAAAGTACCTTTAGGAACTTCTATCCCGTAGGTTGTAAGCGCTTTGTCTTGGGTAGGGTTTTCGACTATCCACGCTTCAAGAATGTAAGCGGGAACTTCTTTACTAGGGTCATGCTCTAAGTTAAACACGTTCCTATTTTGTAGGTCGCGCATAAACTTAACGTAGATTTGTTCGATAGTTTCTTCTTCGAACTGCACGTAGTATTCGCCCGCTTCGTCGTCGCGTCGGTAAATTTCCATAGGAATCATTGCGGGCGCGGTTACTCGGTATTTAAGTTCGTCGCTAAAGAAACGTTTTGTAACGTTTGCAAAGGCCATGCCCTTAACTTTTATAGCTGGATTTGAAGTAAAGGCTATTTGTTCAATGCCTAAGTCTTCGCCGTCGGAGTATTCGGGGTCGATTGTTATTTTGTAAATGGGTAAGTCGTTTACCATAACCATATTAAAAAACCCTTATATTTGTTCAAAAAAACTATGGTAACAATTTGTAACAAAGACATTCCGAACGAGTTAAACGAGTTAACTATTCAGCAGTTCGAAGACATTACGGAAATCCACGCTAACCAAAAGCTAGACAACGTCGAAAAACATCTAGAGGTGTTTAAGTATATGGGTGTTCCTGAGGCCGAAGACATGGAGTTCGAAGATTTCAAAGAAGCAATCCGTCTTTTTAACACGGCGAAAACACCCGAAGGTATCTTATTGAAGCGTTTTGAAAACGACGGCTACACTTACCAAGCCTATGACCAAGACTTTAAGCTTACGGCTAAAGACACGAAACATATTGAAAAGATTTTAGCTAGCAAACACAAAGGGTTTATTTCCGAAGCGTTGGCGGTAATCTTTAAAAGAAGCGACCTAAGCAAAACCGAACACTACACGGACGCGCATATCAAACTAAAGTCAAAAATTATTCGTGAAATGCCAGCCGAAGTAGCCGTTCCTTATTTAGTAGCTATTGCCGAAACAATTAACAAACAAGTCGAAAGCTTAAATGAAAGTACCGAAGGGGTGGCATGAGGTTAAGTTGTACCAATTTAAAGAACTTCGGGAACTTAAAGACTCCGAAGGGTTTTTTAATACGCAACTAGAAACGCTTGCAATCCTTTTAGACGTGCCTAGCGACGAACTAGAAGAACTTTCTTTAGACGAAATAGGCGAACTATTCAAGTCCGTTAAATGGGTTCTTAGCGAGCCTAAGAAGGCCCATGCAAGCGAAGTAATAATAGACGGCGACACGTACATTTTAAAGCCGTTTAAGAAGCTTACGCTAGACGAGTTTATAGACCTTAACTATTTCTTGACAAACGACTACTTAAAGCATATTTCGCATATTGTGTCCGTGTTTTACAGGCGCATAAAGACGGATAACTGGGGTAACATTGAATTTGAACCCTACGTGTTTAACCCGTTTGACGTATTCGATAAGTTCGACGACCTCAATATTACGCAAGTTTACGGCCTTATTCCCGAGTTCTTAAAGTGGCGCGACGAATTTCTAAAGAAATACGAAAACTTATTTAACCAAGACGACGACGAAGACGACGAACCCTTAGACGTTAAAGAATTTGATAGCCTCGAAGAATACAAGGAAAGTTTAAAGGCTCAAGAACAAGCTAAGAAGTCTAAGAAGTGGGGGTGGGAAAGTTTGTTATTTGATCTTTGCGAAGGCGACCTAACAAAAATAAAGGCAGTCGGTGAACTGCCCTTAATCTTTGTCTTTAATATGTTATCGATGCGTAAAGAAATGGGTTACTTAGAAACCCCTAAAGGTTAACGCCGCGTTGAACTCCCCGCCTATTGGCTCGAACGTGTAAATAATACTGCGCTTTTCTCCTAAGATTGTAGCTACTTGTAAGATTGGGTAACGTTGTGCCATCCATTCCGTGTACTGCTCGAATATTTCAGCGGTCGTTCCGTTGGCGTTTAGTTCTTCGGTAAGCTTAGCGCATAAGTCAAACGCTGCCATGTTTACAGTACCATTGTTTAAGAACCCGAAATAGTACATTGCTAGAATTTGTATTTCGAGTTCACCTAGCGCGGGGATTTGGGCGTTAATACGAATAGAGTCGTACAAAGCCCCCGTATCTATTAGGGCCTCCGACGCAATAACACGCTTCAAAGTCTTAGCGATCTTGTTACGTGTTTTGTACTTAATGTTGAATATGCCGTTATTCTTGTATGCCATTTTCTTCGTCCGTATTTTGGCCTTCGACTAGCTTTTGTAAATACTGCAAAATTGGTAGACCATACATTGTAGGTATTTGGTTTGCATAGTCAGTTAGTTCTTTTACGTTTTCTTCGCTTAAATTAATCATTGTGTCTTAAATTAAAGTTACGCCAATAGCGGCAGCAACGACCTCGTTCACATAGTTATTGTCTAATCCCCAAGCTGCGAACTCTTCTTCGGTCAAGGTGTAGTTACCTTGCGAAAGTTGGAGTCCGTCTTCAGTTAGCAACTGCCAGTACGTTGTGCAAGTGGTT